CAGCCACAAGTCTTTCTTTATAACAACACCTCCCGGTGTCATTTCCTCGATATTGGTATTCCCCAAGTCAATTGCCAGACCGTATGTATCTGGTTTTCTTAACACATTCAGCTCATAGCTGCCATCCATCTGCCATGTTCCATTCAATCTCCGGACATTCCAGTAAGGCGAGTCAAAGCCGATAACCACTCCGGCATCAGTAAACATCTCCTGCAGCTGTGATGTAGCAGATACACTCACATCCAGTTCTACGCTCTCC